ATGCGCGAATATGTTGAAAAAGTAACACCAAAAATGGGTGACAACGGTGCTAACACCAAGTCAGTTGTAGCTGGTAAAAACGACATGGGCGGAGATGCTTCTAACTTGGTAAAAGGTGGAGAAGAAAAAGGCATGAAAGCAAAAGCACCTAAGGTAGAAGATCACGGTAACGTGAACGTACCTGGTGGTAAAGCTGCTGATTCTTTGAAATCTATGCCAAAAGGCCACGGCGCTGAGAAAAAAGGCGCAGGCGATGCAGCTGACAATAAAGACTCAATTATTGGAAGCTAAGGACTAGATGATGGGAAACTACTTACGAGAGCACCTGACATTCGATCAAGCACAGATGGTGGTTGAGAATGCCAACGAAGGAAAAGACCTGTTTATGAAGGGTATTTGTATACAGGGCGGAGTACGCAATGCTAACCAGCGTGTGTATCCTGTGAATGAAATTGGCAGGGCTGTCAAAACTCTCAATGACCAAATAAGCGGAGGATACAGTGTACTCGGCGAAGTAGATCATCCTGAAGGTCTTAATATTAACCTGGACAGAGTTAGCCACATGATGACCGAAATGTGGATGGATGGTCCAAATGGTTATGGAAAAATGAAAATTTTACCGACACCGATGGGACAACTAGTTAAAACAATGCTGGAAAGCGGCGTTAAACTAGGCGTCTCATCACGCGGTTCCGGTAACGTAAAAGAAGATGGTAGCGGCGAAGTCAGTGATTTTGAGATCATAACTGTTGACGTTGTTGCACAACCAAGTGCTCCAGGGGCGTATCCAACGCCAATCTATGAACACTTGATGAATGCCAGAGGTGGCTATAAGGCTTACGAACTTGCACAGGCAACCAAAGAAGACGCTAAGGCACAAAAATATTTAAGAGAATCACTGATTAATATAATCAGTAGACTCCAATAAAAGGAGAAACAATATGTTGGATGCACTAAAAACACTATTCGAAAATGATGTAGTTTCCGAAGAAGTGCGCCACGAAATTGAAGAGGCTTGGAACAAAAAAGTCAAAGAAAACCGTCAACAGGTAACAGCTGAACTTCGTGAAGAGTTCGCTCAAAAGTATGAGCATGACAAACAAACTATGGTAGAGGCAATCGACTCTATGATTAGTGAACGTCTTGCTTCAGAAATTGAAGAATTTGCTGAAGATCGTAAACAACTGGCAGAAGCAAAAGCAAAATATGCTGTAGCTATGCGTGAAAACGCAGGCTTGCTGAAAACATTTGTTGTAGATCAACTTAGCAAAGAAATAGGTGAGTTACATGAAGATCAAAAATCTATGGCTAATAAATTCAAGATGCTTGAAGATTTTGTTGTGGAATCACTTGCAAAAGAAATTGCAGAGTTCAACGAAGACAAAAAAGATCTAGCTGAAACTAAAGTACGTTTAGTACGTGAAGCTAAATCACACTTCAACAAGTTAAAAACACAATTTGTTGAAAAGAGTGCTGAAAAAGTGGCTAAGATAACTGACAAAGTTCTTAACAGAGAAATTGGTCAGCTTAAAGAAGACATCGAAGCAGCACGTAAAAACGACTTTGGTCGTAAGTTGTTCGAAGCGTTTGCATCTGAATACGCTGGTTCTTATCTCAACGAAAAATCAGAGACTGCAAAGTTAATGAAAGTAATTGAGCTAAAAGACAAGCAACTATCAGAAGCAAAAGTTGCAACAGCTGAGAAATCTAAATTGGTAGAAAGCAAAGAAGCTGAAATCAAGAAGATTAATGAAGCGGCACAGAGAAAACAAAAAATTGATGACTTGATTGCACCTTTAAACAAAGGACAAAAAGACATCATGATAGATTTACTGGAATCAGTTCAAACAACGAAGTTGCAATCGGCGTTTGACAAATACCTACCGGCAGTAATCGACGGTAAAGCTCCAGAAAATAAGGCAGTAATAACAGAAGGCAAAGAAGTAACAGGCAATAGGGAAGAAACTAACGTTAGTGACAAATCAGCAAATAACAACGTAATTGATTTACGTAGACTTGCTGGAATTAATTAAGGAGAAACCAAAATGTCAGAACTATTAGAAAGTCGCTGGCAGGATACAAAAACTGCACTTCTTGAAGGCCTTTCAGGCACAAAGAAAAGCGTGATGGCTACTACTCTAGAAAATACGAGAGCGTATTTGGCAGAGAGTGCTACAGCTGGTGCAACTTCTGCCGGTAATGTTGCAACTCTTAACAGAGTTATTTTACCCGTTATCAGACGTGTAATGCCAACAGTGATTGCAAATGAACTTGTTGGTGT